CTATTAATGATACAGAAATGCTATTTATAAAAGGTGCAGTAAGTTCCATTAACAGTAAAGAAATGATTTTTGCGAAACTCCCGAAAAACATCTCGGATAAGGTGAAAGATTATAAACAATATACAAAAGCGGGCGTTAATTCATCTCAATTAATCATCTACAACGTGACTATAACTCAAAGTGGAGATTTAAAAATAACATTTGACCCTAAAAGTGAAGCAATGCCTTATGGCGCTTATTACATCGAAGGAATAGTCGTTTTATAGGAGGCGGGAATATGAAGACAAAGCAAATTTATTTTTATGATGGCACACCATATTTAGTTATTGAAAATCACAATGGAGAAATGGAATATCCTAAAGGACAATGGACTGATATAGAACCTCCAGAAGGAATATATACTCCTTGTCATTTTGATGGTAAACAATGGATTGGCAATACTAAAGAAAATTGGGAAGACTCACAACCGAAAAGCGAAAATGAAGATACGACAAATAAAAACAATGAAAAAGAAGATATTATAGCTGACCTATCTTTAGAGTTGTTAAAAACACAAGAAGAATTAAGCGATGTAAGAAAAGATATATCGGATTTAACCATTCAATTGTTAGGAGGAACTACTAATGCATGATATCGGAGTTAAATATTATAAAATGGGATATTACACAAACGAACAGTTTGCTTTATTTGTTAAAAGAGGATTTGTAACGCCAGAAGAATATTTCGGATTAACTGGTGTTGAATATGATCCTGAAAAAGCACATGCATAGAATTTACCAAGAGTCAACGCTTTGCGTTGGCTTTTTAATTTAACTAAAAGGAGCATAAATAAATGAAAGCAAAAGTAATAACTAGATATGCGGTATTAGTTTTAGCATTAATCAATCAGTTTTTAGCAAACAAAGGTATTAGTCCGATTCCAGTAGATGAAGAAACAATTTCGTCTATCATCTTAACTGTCATAGCTTTATATACAACGTATAAAGACAATCCAACTACGAAAGAAGGGCGTTGGGCTAATCAAAAACTTAAAAAGTACAAAGCAGAAAAGAAATATCGTAACGCAACAGGTCAAGCACCAGTTACAAACGAAAACGTAGAACCTACGAATTTAGACGAATTAGGGTAGGTGGCACATATGTTAATGACTAAATCTCAAGCGGAAAAATGGCTTGATAATTCAGAAGGTAAACAATATAACTTTGACAATTATGCAGGTTTTCAGTGTTACGATTACGCAAATGCATTTTTTAATGCAGTCACAGGTGCTAGATTAACAGGTTTATATGCGAAAAACATACCATTTGATAATGAAAAGGTAATAAGCAAATATGCAAAAGTGATTAAAAACTATGATTCTTTCTTACCTCGAAAAACTGATATAGCAGTGTTTAACGGTGGCTATGGCGGTGGTGCTGGTCACGTTGCACCAGTAACGCGAGCAACACTCACACAATTTGAAGTGTTAGAGCAAAATTGGAACGGACAAGGTTGGACAAATGGTGTAGCATCTCCGGGCTGGGGTCCCGAAAGAGTAACAAGACGTTGGCACTATTATGATGATCCTATGTACTTTATTCGATTTGAATTCCCAAGTAATATCAATGCAGGTAAGAAAGCAAAAAAAATCATCAAGAACGCAGTATCTAAAAATGAGAAAGCAAAAGCTAAAATTAAACCTAAGAAAATTATGATTGTTGCAGGCCACGGATATAGTGATCCAGGAGCGGTTGGAAATGGTACAAATGAACGCGATTTCATTCGTAAAAACATCACACCTCATGTTGCTAGTTATTTACGACAAGCAGGCCACGAAGTAGCTTTATATGGTGGTACTAAACAGTCGCAAGATATGTATCAAGATACTGCTTACGGTCAGAATGTAGGTAATAGGTCAGATTACGGTATGTATTGGGTTAAAAAACAGAAATACGATATTATAGCTGAATTCCATTTGGACGCGGCAGGTACGTCTGCGTCGGGCGGTCATGTTATCATCTCTAGTGCGTTCAGTGCAGATAGAATTGATAAAGACATACAAAAAGTGATTAAAGATAATGTAGGTCAGATCAGAGACATCACACCAAGAAACAACTTACTAAACGCTAATGTTTCGGCAGAAATCAACATGAATTATCGTTTAACTGAATTAGGTTTTATCACTAACAAAGCTGATATGGATTGGATTAAGAAAAATAGTAAAAAGTATGCTAAGTTGATAGCTGGAGCGATTCACGGTAAGCCTATCGGTGGTGTGGTCGCTAGTAGTAAGAAACCTAAATCGAAAGATGAAAAGAAACCAGTTGTACCAAATGGTTATGTGTTAGATAAGAATGGTATACCTTACAAAAAAGAGAGTGGCAAATATACAGTTACGACTGTTAAAGGTAATAACGTAAGAACATCATACAATACGACTGCAACAATTACAGGTGTATTACCGAATGGCACATCTATTATCTATGACGGTGCTTATTGCATAAATGGTTATCGTTGGATAACTTATATTGCGAATAACGGTAAACGTCGTTATATAGCAACAGGCGAAGTAGATAAAGACGGCAAACGTTTAAATAGTTTTGGTAAATTTAGTGCAGTTTGATATAATTAAATTACCACGTCATTATACAAGGGTAGTCAGTACGGCTACCCTCTTATAAATTATAATTATGTCTATAATATGAAGATGTTAGATTGATATTAAAAAAACATAGTTTAACACTACATTGGTTACACGATCTATGCTACAATTAAATTACATACAATTTAATCTTTTTTACTCCTTTATAATTTTTGCTACCACATTCTTTTGAGTGTGGTGGTTTTTTTATTTGCCTATATATAAGTGTTGTGTAACAAGAGGCACGGCAATAGTGACATAACACACATTAAAAAATAAAGTGAATTTTCTCGATATTTACAGTGTTTGTGTTGCCATTTTCATTTAATTTTCTAGGTATAAATTGAATATTGATATTTTCAACTGTACTTAATATTAGCTTTTCTTTTTCTTCCACAGTTAAATTATTCCAACCTTTAACTATAAAATTGCTGATTGATCGTATTTGTTGTTCGCTTATTTCTTTTATCACTTCTGGCTCATCTTCACGTTTAATATCATCTAATAACCGTTGTGTTTCGTCCATAATTGTTTTAAATTCTTCTTCTTCAACATATCCCATTGTATATGCACGTAATAATTTAGTGCGTTGTTCTTTTATCTTCTTTTCATCGTTTTCTATGTCATTTGTTTGTTGTTGTGGTTTATGTACTTCAAATCGACTTAAATTCATTTTATTCAATTCATCAACAAACTTATCTTCGATTTCAGTTTCGTTAAACGATATATTTCTCACTGACTTGTCGCGATGGCACTTATCGCATATATAACGACGTACACCGTAAGGTTTACCGTTTTTAGGTTTAATAGTACCAGCGTATAAATGTAGTTTACTACCGCACTGTGGACACTGTATAACACCTCTAAAAATAGCAGGGTGCTTTGTCTTACTTCTATGTGTTCTGTTCTCTATAGCGTCGATAACTCTGTAATAATCATCTTCGCTTATTACTGGTTCATGTGTATTTTCTATAAACATATCGCCGTATTTAGTGTGACCTCGCAATACAGGATTTTTCATTATGCGTATAATAGATTGCCTATTCCAATTCTTAATTTTAGGTGGTTTCTTTTTACCGTTTAACAATCTAGCTATCTCACTAGCACTAACGCCTTTTTTAAATTTGTCGACAATATAATCAATATACTTCACATGTTCATTTGGAACCAACTTACCATCGACATTATCATACATAAATGGTTCAATTCTGATATATTTACCGTTTTCAACTGCTGCACGACTACCGAATAATGAACGTTCGCGTATCGTTTCACGTTCCCACTCTGCCATTGCACCAACGATAGTAATGAATAATTTACCGATAGCAGTAGTCGTATCAAAGACTTCAGTCGCACTTTTAAATGACACATCATGTTTTTCAAAGCGTTCTAACATCTCTAATAAGTCACGTACATTACGTGTAAGTCTATCCAGCTTATACACCAACACTAAATCAAATTGATCTAATCTATTAAATAACTGCTGTAAAGCAGGACGTTTTGTAGAACCACCACTAAAACCTCCATCTGTGAACACTTCGTACTGTTCCCATTCATTAATTTCACAATAAGATATCAATTTTCGCTTTTGCTCATGAATTGAATGGCCGTTTAAATTTTGTTCTTGCGTACTTACACGTGTGTAAATTGCTACTTTCATACTCTCACTCCCTAAAAAAGTAAAAAAATAATAAGGGTAGGCGTGCTACCCGTAATATTATTCTGATGGTGTATTTTGTACTTCTTGTTGTCGTTTAGTCCAACTTTCGTAACTTTCGTTTTTACCTACCCAGATTGGACCACCTACATGAGCGTTTGGATCATTTGCTACTTTTTCACTTGCTTCTTTAGCAGCTTCATAATCACCGCGACCATAACCCATTTGTGACTCATCGTGTGTAGTAGGTGGTATTTCTTGCGTATTTGAAGTTTGATTATTTGTTTGAGTAGATTGGCCAGATTGCGAATTGCTACTAGCACTAGCTACGTTATTTTGATTACTATTTGTTGATTGACTATTATTTGAATCACTAGTTGTTTTGTCATTTTCAGTTTTACTTTCTTCAGAATTGTTGTCATCTGATTTAGCGCTAGCTACATTTTTTGAATCATTATTTTCTGATGTATCATCTTTTTTACTATTATCTGTTAAATCTTCTGTTGCTGAATAATCTTCAGATTTTAAGTCATCTAACTTAATTGTTTTAGTACCTAATTTTTTACCATCAGCACCTTTTGTAGCTTTTAAAACTACATCTTCATCATTTTGTAATTTATAAGTCATGATACCTTTTGCAGTTTTACCTTTTTTAATAGTGTCGTTACTATGCTCGTTCCATTTACCGAGTTTTCCGGTAGTAGGTGTAATTCCGACATCTAATTTATTTACAGTATTATCACTATCTTGAGTTGCTTCAAAACAAGCAATCCATACATTCATTGAAGTTATATCTTCGCTATCTGATTTGTTTTTAACATGGTACTTGAAAGCTAATAATTTATCACCTGAATCTTTGTCATTAAGAATAAAAGTATCATCAATTTTTAATACTGCTTGATCAATAACCAGAGTGTCATTTGTGAATTGCGGTTTATTTTCATTTACTGATTTTGTTTCAGTATTATTAGATTTTTTACCATTTGAATTATTATCGTCATTACCACATGCACCTAACACCAATAAGCTTGCAAATATTAAAAATAAAACCTTTTTCATTCTACATTTCTCCTTTGATTAAATATTTATATTAAAGCGCCACTAGGACGCTATTAATCGAAAGTTTGATAATTATAAATTACTTTTCCTATTACTTCGATTTCATCAATAGAATCTAAATCATAAGAATTGGTTTTGAATTCATCAAAATAGCTAACTGGTTCTAAATGTAATTTAGTTTCCGTAAGTCTTACACGTTTTACTGTATATTCTCCACCTAATCGTAAAACTAAAATATCATTACTGTTTAATTTATAATCTTGATTAATTCTATAGTCATGTACAATTATATACGAACCATTAGCAAGTATTTTGTTCATGCTATCGCCGTTAACTTGTAAAGCTATACATTCGCTAGGTTTTCGACCACTGAAAACAAAAGATGGTGCTTTGAGAGTCTTATTATCAACCGTAATTTCTTCAAAGTTACCAGCAGAAACTTTACCATAATAAGGAATGTCAATTTCGTTATCGATTTCTGGAATTGTAGCTTCTTCGATTTCTCCTAATAGATATCCTTTTGAAACATGAAACAAACTAGAAATTTTTTCAATCATACCCATTCTAGGTTCGTTTTTGCCATTTTCCCACATTCTAATAGTACCTTCGGAAACATCTAATTTTTTTGCCATTTCAACTTTTGATAATCTGTTGTTCAGTCTAATTTCTTTGATGGAATTTTTGAAAGCCATTTTAATTACCTTCCTTATATATATG